GGTGGGGAGTTAATCCCTCTTAGGCACCTTCCCTTATTATCTCGCCTAGGGTAAGGCGGTTCTTTTAACCTAGAACGTAGGTGTGACGGTCAAGTAGTCCAGAGTCTGACAACACAAAAAGTGCAGGCAGGTAAAATCTGGACCAGCACCAGCTTCAATCTGCAGCGCCAATGAGGAAGCCAAATCCGTAGTATCTGCAAAACTATTCGTTTGACGAATAAGAATGGCAGCACTCTGGATATTAGTTCCATCATCAGACGAACCCAACAAATAATTGTTAGGTTCTGCCAGAGAGAAGTTGTAATTGTTGTAGTCTGGGAAATTAAACGTTACACTTCCATTTGTTCGTGTACACGTGATTCCCATACCACCTAGACCATCAACTATTTGGCCAAGATCCAATTGCTGCGCACCCCAGGGGCTCAACGACGCAACACGCTGCCCCACAGTTGCGGCAGCAAGCGTGGACGTCGTTGGTACAAGCTGTGATCTCCGAATGTTGTTTGTGGCTCCCGTAGAACGGAAAACCTTAACATCATCCAGAGAATTGAGATTGTCCCCAGAGGGCGTAATCGCATAATTGACACTACCTCGGTACCCAAGAAACATTCCAGCAATGTACGGCAAATGATTTGCATATACGGCTGAGAACTTGGCAGTACCTGAAGCAGCAACAATTTTGGATGCATCCAACCGAGCTGAAGGGTCGTACCCTGGCCAGGTAGGCATTCGCATGACCTCACTATAACGGAAATTATAAATTCCGTTAGTGATTGCATAAGAAGCCGTATACTGAGCCATTGAAGAACGATGTAATAGAGTCCGGAGAGACAAAATTGCCTCACCAAAATTCTGACCGTATCGTTCTGTGACCATTTGACTAGGCGTACCAATCACAATCGACTCTGACACTACATCCGTCAATTCTTCACCCTGAAGAGCAAACGGTGTAGGAACAGAGTTGGTGATGACATTAGCCCCCTTAGGGTTAGCAAACTCGAAGTTATCGCCACCAGTAACAAAGAACAGTAAATTTACTGAACCTGCTGCCGGTGCTGTGAGTGTGTTAAGAACACGCACAGTCAAAACTCCGTTGTCCGTACCAATTCGGGGAGCCAAGGTATTCCCAGGCGTCCAGTTCGTCGAGAAGGAATCATCAGTTTTCAACCACCCCAAATCTTGATGATAGGGGATAGTGAAAGTGACGTCATCCTTTTCACCAATATCCAAAATCTCTGTATACACAGTATTTTCGGCTGGATTGGTGGATGTGATATCATTCCTAGGATCGTAAGAAATCTTCAAACGACCCTTATGGAACTTAGTCACAACGACCTTCACGCGGATCTTCAAATCCCCTCGCCAATGTCGGAACATAGCTCCAATATAGGACAAAGGGACATGATAAGCACGAACTCCGACAGGAGCAGAAACGCTATTATTCAAAGTAATGTACGAAGCCAAATTCGGATTCACACGAACATTGAACAACTGCGAATCAGCCGCATCGGAGGTTGACCAAGAAGTTGCCCCAAAATAACTCTCTCGAGATCGCAAATACGACATCGAGAGCTCATCGGCCGAACCAATTCCATGAAAGGAAGGGTCGATCGAGAGTTCTTGCTTAGGATCTAGAGACAACTTCTGCACTGGAGTACCAATACCTGAGCTCGCTAGCATAGGAGCATTCATTGGTTGGTAAGGACAAACATTCTCAATTACGGGAACATTTGTATAACCAAACAACGAAGCTATTTTGCTAATAGCTCCGGCACCGATCTCTGTCGCTCTTGCAAAGCGCCCTATTACGGGAACTTTGGTCAGAGCGCCTGCTGCAGCTGCGATAGCTGAAGCAGGAAGAGAAACGGGACCATCTCCATACTCATCACCTTGCAGTGACAATTTAGAGGTGGAACCCATCAACTCCACATCTGTCATCCACGCATAAGTCCGGACAGTAACTGTGGTAGAACCACCAGAAACCGCCACGGCCAAAGGTGCAAAGATGACATGATTGATTGTACCCATCTTCTGGACCTCCGCCAGACTCGTAATATCAAGCCAGTTTTTATGCAAAAAGAATCTGCATACCATCTCACCACCAGCGTTAGCCTGTGGATGGATGAAAAAACCTGGTTGTTGAGAATACAAGTTCAACAGAGGTACACTCGAAGTTGGGTTGGTGCGCACTTTATCTGCAACAAACCCCAAAAGAGGGGAATAGCAGGTACGCAAAGCGCCATACTGAAATGGCGTACCATTGACAATCACCTTCAAATGCAAGTTACCTCGCAAGAAGGCATAATTGTCAATCTTCTTCTTAATAGCCGTGCTATTCAAGAAGAGTGACCAGGGTGTAAACGTAGTTTTCACCCCAGACACATCAGAAGTCGACCAAGCAGTGGTATCAATCAATGTTGGGCGCGCCAGAAAATTACCAAGCGATAAATCGTCAGTATTATCAACACGCGCAACAGGATTGCCCGACGTCGGGAGCTCAAGAAATACACCACCCTCATTATCAATGAAGGTGACTGTCTGAGAGTCCTGAATTTGGGAACCAACTGCTGAATCAACAGGAACATCACCCTCAATCTCTTCAGACTGAAGGTGGAAAGGATACAAACTACTCTCTATCCGAAGTGTATCTGCTTCGGAAAGAGGGGGAGTATTTCTGGTAACTCCCCCAACACTTGTTTTCAATTTCTGTTGTTCTTTCTGTGACTAATATACAAATACGCATGAACAGCCAAATACACACGTACGTTCTAGCATGATTGCCCCCAGAACTGATCCTTCAGTTCCTGCCAGGTGGGGAAAGTGGAGTCTGTCACATAGTGACAATAGGGCTCCTGCGAAGCTAGAGACATGAGGAACTTCCTCTCGTACTCAAACTTCTCCCGTCCGTACCAAAAGTACTCGCGGGCGGCTGATTGCATCACTGCAACCATTTGTGCGTGTTGGTCAATTGTCTTAGACGGCAGCCAACACATAAGGGATTTCCGAATGGAATCCTCCTCGAGAGGACAGAGATACGCTCCCACATCCATGTCAAATCGCCACTTTCGCTTAAGAAAGCTGACATCATCGATATGAATGTATGGAACCGACTCCGACTCCTTGTCTGCCATCGTATAAGTCACACCAATAGTCTCCAACTCCCGCTGAATAGCGGTATGGTTAAAGAATGGTGTTGACTTACTGACTCCCATGACGTTGTCATCGCCATAGGTCATCAAAGCGACACTCTGCTTAAAAGTGTTCGCACGACCACCCAATTTCACATACGCATAGCGCATGTATAGACTGTTCACCAACGAATTGATGATCACAGTCAATGGGTGACCGGATGGGTTCGTGCCATAGAACATAATGAGTTCCCCGCGGACATTCATCAGCGGGAAAGCAACATCATGCCCAATCCCCATAATGACACGAGCATACTCATCAGAGTGGCCCGCAGCACGATGAAGTTCGGCAATAATCCAGAAAGCGGCCAGGATAAAGTCAGCAATCATATGCTTGTCAAATCCCTTGTAGTCCCCGGCAACAATTTGGTCACAACCAAATTGCGTCAGGTACTCACGCATCTGCTGCCACTCTAAAGACTGGCAAACAGTTCCTGGACCAGCTTCAAATGTCATTTTGTTCTCCTGAACAAGCTTGACAAATGAAAGAAGGCGCTTACGCACCTCAAGGCTCCAGTCCACAGGACCACCAGCAAAGAAACGAGTTTTCTTCGCTTCCTGCTTGGCCTTTGTGACTGCCTCGTCCTTGTTGTGACCCATAAACACAGGGTACGCACGGCGCCCTTGCTTATAGGTCTCGTCAATGGAACGAACACGAGCCCAAACATCCTCATCAAAAGTAACACCTTCCGGGTACTTAGATGAGACTGCTGGTTGCAAAAATTGCTTCTTCGTCTTGTTCCATGGAAATCCCATAGAGGAATTCACATTGATACGGTCAATGTACTTCACTCCAGGGAGTCCATTGACAGCTGCTTGATCTGAAAATTCAAGCAACTGCCCTTGCCAACCATCAGGAAGACCTTGCAAAAGGTCCTGCAGGTAACTGGCTTTACATTCATCAAGAGCAC